ATTTTCAATATCACTATTCATCATATGTGGTTGTATTTGAATTCTTGTGTATTGATTAATGTTATGATAAGGTGACACAATATCTATATTATTTGACATTTATATATATATAAATATATATATATAAATTTTTTAATCAATTTTTTTTATTTAAGTTTTTTTTAATTTAGTTTTTTTAATCTATATATATATATATATATATATATGGGTGGCGGAAGTCGATCTAGTGCTTTTAATTCAACTAATATTTTTAATTCAGTGAGTTCAACTAATATAACATCAAGTTTTACACAAAGTGTAACGAATATTACTAATACTACTATAGTTCAGACTCTTATGTCTCAAACTAATAATATAACATCGTATGTTGCTGCGGTTAACGCGATTAATATCAGTAACAATGGAAATTGTGGTCCCGAGAGTTCAGTAAACATAACAGGATTACAACAATTAAATGAAATTCAAGTTAGTCCAGATATAAAATCAACCGGTGATTATAAAGGTGATTTAGCATTATTAGTTCAATCGAATATATCAAATAATTTGTCTGCTCAAGCTACATTATCAAATCAATCAGCAGTTACATCACAACTAGAAAATATGGCAGCAGGCGCAGGTCAAGCATTTGGAGCAGCAGTAAATGCTACAGCTGGTTGTGTTGGTGCCGTTTGTAACGCTTTAAATCCTTTAGCAAATAATGTTAATCAATACGATAATCATATAAGAAGTACGACGATACAAAATAGCGTTAACGCTTTTTTTACTACACAACTAACTTGGTTTAATCAACAAAATACAATTATTAAACAAACAACTATGGAAATGTTAAATCAAGTAATAGCATCACTTTCAGGAGTAAATGCTTTAAATATAGGTAATGCTTGTAAAGTAGTTCTAACGGATATAAAACAAAAGAATAGTATTGAGAATAATTTAAAATTATTAGCAAGTATGACTGTATCAGATAACTTTGCTTCTACTATGAATACTGCTGTTACAAATGCTACTAAACAACTGGGTTTATTAACAAATTCGACAGCACAAGGTGAATTAGCAGCTCTTACTATTAGCGCACAAGCAATAATGGCAATGTTATTTGCGAATCCTGTAAATGCAACGGTATTTTCAGTTGGTATAGTTGTTTCAATAGTAGCAATAGTATTAACAATTTGTTTTATATTGATTTCAAAAATGGGAGGAGGTGGAGATGGAGATGATTATTAAATTATATTTATAATAATTGAAGGTATTTCAATCGTATCATCAATTGAGATTAAATTTACACTCACCATATCTACCAATATATCAATATTATAAGATTTAAATATATCTACTAATGTTTTATTTGTTATATTTTCAGTAAAATCAGAATACAATATACTGGAACCATATAATACCATATATATAGTAGTATCAAACATTTTCATATAATATTCTATAAATTCCATTAAAGTTGAATTTATATTATAATTAAATTTTGTCCATCCATTTAATTTCATAGTTCCTATCATTATACTCGACGATGGCATTGGTTCGCTATATAATACCATATTGTCTGCCATATTCATAAACCATGAACGATATGAATCTATTTTCATACAACCAGAAGCGTATCGTAATAATTCCATCGCGATTAATCCGACTGTTGTCGAAGTAGTAGTCGCAACGGCAGGGATAATACGTCCTGCGATACCTTTCGTTTCATATTTTGATGCCGTCTTGATACTATAATTAGATGCTCTACAATTAGAAGCACATGTAATCCAATCTATGCACATCATATCATCTTTTTCAAATTCTATTGGATTTAATTTATAAATATTTTTAATATCTATTAAATTCATTTGTTTATCTACACTTTTTATTGATTCCATTTCTTTTTCATTTGTTGCTATAACTATATTTGTTTTAGGAATAAACTCTTTTATATTATAATTATCTATTATCATAATAATATCATCATTGGTAAAATTACAATCCAATTGATAAACAGTACATAATATTTTAGTGGTTGCATATAAGTAATCTATTAAATATGTATTTGTTTTTATTATATCTAGTGGAACTGGACAAATTTTTCCGTGAGACCAGAATAAAGTTTCATTTATCATATGATCTTTTGGAAAATTAGATAATAATTGTTTGATAGAATGAACATAATGTTCTTCAAAACTACATATTGCCATCCTGGTACAATCATTCCATGTTTTTGGTATACTGGTAAGAAAATAATTAATACAGTCTATCGCCGTATTCCTTTCAGTTAATGATATACTATCTAGAAAAGTGTTATCTTCCATATATTTATTACAATATATGGGTCCAATATTAAATTGTTCAAAATTATCACGCGCCCAATGTATTGTATGATGTATTTGATTGGGAAAGTTTTTAATAGTACATACCGGAAACTGCTTATCTTCATCAACATCATTACTATTACTGTAAGTTTCAGTTAAAAATGGGATAATAGGTACAGTATTACATTTCATTCCCATTGTACCACTCTCAAACAATGGTAAATTTCTATCAAAGCATACACTATCTACATACCTACGAGCAGTAATATTATCAAGAGCATTTATTACAATATCTTTCTTACTAAATACTTTATTAGTAAGATTAATATCTTCATTTGATAATTTATTTTCAAATCCTTTTAAATTCATATTCTTATTAATTTTTTGTATCATATCAATTGCTACCATGCATTTAGATTGTTTAACATGATGTGAACGGAATAAAAATTGTCGACTTAGATTCGAGTGTTCAATATAATCGGGATCAATTATATCAACATTGCAACAGTCTAACATAGCAAGATTTTTTAACCATTCGCACCCCAACGCACCACATCCAACCATCAAAATATTATAATTATTTATTTTTGTTTTAATCATATTGTATTGTTCTATTACAGAATCCATCGAGTCATATGTAAAAATACTATGATCAGACCACGAAAACCATTGAGATATTGGTGTATATTTCATTGTAATTAATTTAATTGCCTCTGTCGAAGCAAAACCACTCATAAGACTTGTAACTGGTTCAAATATAATATCTTTTGTAAAAAGATATTCTTTATCTACCATTTTATTGATAAGATTAGATGTAACATTATCAATTGAATCCATGCAATCATTTAACCTTTTATGACTTATCATAGTATCTTTCGCAATATATTCAATAGTTCCATTAATAAATTTGAAATCAGATGGTATCATTTTATTCAGTAGTATTTTAAAACTATGATTATTTGTATCTCCTACTATCCATTCTTGATTTAAAAAATAATCACATGATGTTCCATCTAATGTTAGAAAACGTATACTATCCCCTGTTGAAAATGTATGGGAATTACAATATATTGTATTTCCAACAATATCTTTAATCTGTACTATATCTTTTATTTCACCACTCAGATCAGTTGTAATATGCTGACATGTAGCATCGACAAAAATAGTTCCTGCTAATCCACTTACCATCATATAAATCATTTTTGAATTATATTTATTGCACATCATATTAATTTCAATCGCCTTATCTAACATCATATTGATAACAATTACAACTGAATTAGGTTGTAATGTATCTATACAGGTCAATCTATTTACTTTAACCATACTATTTAATTCATTAATATGTTGTTGTAGTATCATACTATTACTACAACCTACCGTTGAATTGTGATAATACATTGAACTATGTATATCTATCATATCAATTGTTTCCATTCCTACTAAATTAATCGTATTAATACCACTCATTGCGAGATTTTTACAGATTTCTCCGGCGTATCCACCTTTTAAACCAACTATATATACAACACCATTTGCTAAACGTTGTGAAGCGTTGAGACCAAATGTTCGGATCTGTCTATCAAATTTATTCATATCAAGTGATTCCATTATTATTTATATATATATATATATAAACTATTGATAATATCAATTTTTATTTGTATAGAAAAAGATAAAATCTTTTTCTATTCTAAAGAAAGTAGTATAGACATCTTACAAATATAGCGATATTATCGCTATATTTGGATGTCTATCAATTTTTATCTGATAAAACTCAATGTATATTGTATCAAATATTATATGAATCATCGATTGATCTATTATTATATCAAATTAATTTTATTAAATAAAAAATATCACATAATATGATTCATTGTATATATGAGTTTGTAGTCGTATCTCATAACTTAGTCAAGATCAATATATGTTTTTTCATTTAACCATCTTGATAGTAAATTCATATCATCTAGTTTAATTTGTTGTAAAGTTTTAGAAAAAATAGAATCATTTGATAGATTTAGTAAATTTATCGAACGATTATTATCAAATATAATAATACTATTTGTATTATTTACTGTAATATGACCAACATTAGTCCAATCTTTGTTAATACAATTATCGCTATCATTACATATATGAATATTTTCCGGAATATTTTTATGAATATTTTCAATAATAATACTAGTAGAATGTTTAGTACAATAAAACACAGTATAAGTAGTTAGATCCATTTATTATAATAAATAATTAGTGTATTATAAGTATATATCAATTTTTCTATTCTAAAGAAAGTAGTATAGACATCTTACAAATATAGCAATAATATTGCTATATTTGGATGTCTATCTCACTGCATTATAACTATTTAATATGATATTTATATTAAAAAAATCATTTTGGTTCTAATACTCTTCCATTTGAATTATTATTCATATATATCATAAAATTTATAATTTTAATAATCATAATCGTCTTCATATTCCTCATCGCTACTAATATGATACATATCATCATTAATAATACATGCAAATAGTTTAGTTTCATCCCAAAATACATTAATCTTTCCATTTAGTTTTTCTTCAATTGTTTCAATATTGTCAATTTTTAACAATTTTTTTAGTTCATTTGTAATCATATTATAGAAATCAGATTTAATACTAATCATTTCATCAGTTGTTTTAGGTAATACAATATCTTTCATATCATAAATACATTCAATATTAGTATAACCACTTACCCACAAATCAATTGTTTCATGTATCACATCAATCATATTACTAGACATTATATTTTATTATAGATATTACAATATATTGTATATAATTCAATTTTTATTATATTTATGTTGAAAGATTCTCTCGGTTAGGGACGCCAATGTGTTGGTTTTATTTATTAACAAAAATCTATGTGTCTTGAGTGGAGAGAATTTAGTTGCTACACTTGGTTTCGTCATTATCTCGTACAATACATTATATAATTAATATTAAAAATAATAAAAAATTAAAAATAAATAAAAATATTGTAATTATTATAATTGGTGTAATATATTTATTTTTATTTTCAACAGGTAACGGAAAAGTATTTATATTTTTAGTATAAATATTATTAAACAGATTGATAACATAATTTAAATTGTATTTAATGCCTATACTATCATTAGTACTATTAATAGACAATCTTCCGTTTAAAATAGATAAAAATCCGATGTTGTTAATACCGATACCTCCTGGATTATAAATAGATAATTTATCATTAGAAATAAATATAATACTACTATTATTATTAATACCAATACCTCCTGAATTATAAATAGATAATGTACCGTCTGATAATATTATATTGCCATATAATATCGGTTTAGTGACAATTTTAGATGTAGTTGTATTTTTAGATGTAGTTGTATTTTTAGATGTAGTTGTATTTTTAGATGTAGTTGTATTTTTAGATGTAGTTGTATTTTTAGATGTAGTTGTAATTTCATCTGGTATCGTATTACCAATATTATCTATACCAATACCATTTGAATTTTCTATATATATTGCTCCCGATTTACTAATATTACTTTTTGTTGTAGTTACAGTATTACTGTTTGTTGTAGTTACATTACTTTGTGTAGTAATTATATTATTAATAGTTTTAATAATAGCATTATTTTTTATACCAATACTATTACATCCAGTATTTTTAATATATAAATCACCATTAATTAATAAAATATTAAGATCACCTAAATTATTATTCATGCCTATACCTTGTAAATTATTTATAGATAATTTGCTGTTAGGTGATATCGTGAAAGGACTATAATTATCAATACCGATACCGTCTGAATTATTTATAGATATTTCACTGTTAGATGATATCGTGATAGGACTTTTATTCATTATACCAGTGCCTTTTACATTATTTATAGATATTTTGCTGTTAGGTAATATTGTGAAAGGACTATTATTATCAATTCCGATACCGTCTGAATTATTTATAGATATTTCACTGTAAGATGATATCGTAATAGGACTTTTATTCATTATACCAGTACCTTTTAAATTATTAATAATTAGTGTACAGTATGGTAATAATATACTACCAGTTAACAAATTATCTATACCAATACTATTATTTCCCGAATTATTTATAGTTATTATTCCATTGATGTTAATAATACCAGTGAAAATTTTTTTAACAGTGATAATAATGCCGTTATTACGTATACCAATACTATTATCTCCAGTATTTTTAATATATAAATTACTATTTGTTGATATACTTATAATACCATTATTAGTCATACTAATATTATTATTAATAGATTCAATTGTTAATTTACTTAAATTATTAATAAATATATTTCCATCATTTATGAATCCAGATGACCCACTCATATTTTTTAATTCGAATAATCCTCCGTCTATATTAATAATACCCTTATTATTAATATTTTCATATATTTTAGTATTTTCAATAGATAATACTCCACCATTAAAAATATCAATAATTGTTTTATTAAGGGCTGTAAAATCAACTGAACTAATAGTACTATTATCTATTGACACAACTAAAAGTTTAATAGAATTACCTCCCAACATAATACCCATACCATTGGAGGAAGCAATACGACCCTGTGATAATATTTTACTATTATTAACTAATTCGAGCGTCCCACAATCGTGTAAAAAAAAATCAGTAAAAATAGTTGAATTATTTAATTTAATATTTACCGACTCCATCAAGAGAATCACTTTAGCACCAATAGAGGAATTTATTAAATTAAATGTAACATCCCGTGTAGAACTACGTAAATAAGTATCAGTATACATTTGTATCTTATCACCAAAATTAAGTTTACTATCTGTAATAGTAACACTGCAAGAGGCAACTAATATGTTCCCAATAAAAACATTATTATCACTATTAACACCGGTTATATTCATATCTGTATTAATAGTGTTTTTATTATTAGTTAAATATTTTACAAGTTCTGTATAAGACGATATAGTTATCATATACATAAATAGTATATAATAAAATAATTTAAATATAATAATATGATATAAATAATTTAAATATAATAATATGATATAAATAATATGATATAATTCACAATATTTATCATAGTATCGAATCGTTATTACTCTTAAAGATAATATAATATAATACTGTATAATGGAAGAATATATGAGACAAGTTGCATTGGTAAATGAAGAAATTGATAAATCCATTATAGATTTTCCACTCCTGCATATAAATATACAAGAAACAAATATACCAGGAATTCTTGTATTAGAAAATACTAAAGTATATGGTAAAACAAAAAATGGGAAATTATTATATAGGTGTATACCAAATGATATAATGTTGCCTAATTTCATAATTCCTTATGAAATAATTTTATCTACGAATCTTGCGTTGGATAATATATATATTACATTTCATTTTATTGAATGGAATGATATCTATCCAATTGGCATGATTACACATATCATAGGAAATGTATCAGATGTTATAAATTATTATGAATACCAATTATATTGTAAGAATCTTATCCCTCCTATAAGTCAATTTACAAAAGATACTATGAAAAAAATTGGTATACAACCTTGTAAAAATATAAAAAAAATTAATATGAAATATCCAAATATTCAAAATAGAACAAATTTTAATATATATACAATTGATCTGCGTGAAAGTAATGATTATGAAGATGGTTTTAGTATAATAGAATATGATGATGGATACATACTCAGTATTTATATATCTAATGTAACATTATTGTTAGATTATTTAGACTTGTGGGAATCATTTTCTCAACGAATATCTACTATCTTTTTACCAAATGGTAAACGATTAATGTTACCAGTCCTTATATCAGATGATATATGTAGTCTTCGTGAAAACAATAAATGTTTCTGTTTTACATTGGATATAATGTTAGATAAAAATTATATAATAGAAGATATTAATATTTGTAATACAATGATATGTGTATCTAAAAATTATAATTATGAAGAACCGGAATTATTGGAAAATAAGAGTTATATATTATTAAAACAAGTATTTACATCAATGCTGATAAATTATAACTATATTGAAAAAATAAAAGATAGTCATGATGTTATAAATTATATGATTATATTAATGAATCATATTGTTGCTAAACAAATGAAACAATTTAAAAATGGAATTTTTTGTCGTAATAATTTAAAAAATAATATTACGTTAAAAAATATAAAAATAACAGAAGATTCAATAGGAATTAATCAATACGATTTAGAGTTTAATATGAAACATAGTCTGTCTGTATCTCATAGTATCTTTAAATATATTGATGGTATGAATGAAGATCCCTTGTTCAACGAAAGTATAGACATTGAGAATAATACAAAAGATGGATTATCATACGAAAGATTAGATTACTATCTTCATATTACATCTCCTAATCACCGATTGGTCGATTTATTAAATATAATACAATTTCAAATAAATACAGAAATGGTAAAATTATCAGATAAAGCGTATGCTTTTCATAAAAAATGGATAAATCAAATAGATATGATTAATCTTACAATGAAAAATATCACACAAGTTCAAATAGATTGTATTTTATTAGGAAAATTTACAAATAATTAATTGAATTAATTAATTACAACAGAATATGTTGTATTACTCTTCTTTAATGGCAATTCCATAGCATTGTCAGATACATAAATATATGTTGAATCCATTTTACTTTTCTTTAATGGCAATTCCATAGCATTGTCAGTTACATCCATTTTACTTTTCTTTAATGGCAATTCAGGAGCATTGTCAGTTACATCCATTTTACTTTTCTTTAATGGCAATTCAGGAGCATTGTCAGTTACATCCATATATGTTGAATCCATTTTACTTTTCTTTAATGGCAATTCCATAGCATTGTCAGATACATCAAAATATGTTGGATTTGTTCTAATAGTTTGTTCTAATAAAGTTGGAGAATCAACAAAATATACTGTTTCCATTGAATTATCCTTTAATGATACATCTAAATATTTTTTTTCTATTTCAATTGGTTGATTTTTTATAATATTTAAATCAGTATATATAGTCATATCATTTTCATAAAAATTTATTGACTCTTTTTTAATTAGATCTATAGAATTATTATCGGTAATTTCTTTAGAGTTATTGCGTCGAGTTAAACATTTTCTAATATAAATAATTAAACAAATGATCATTAACAGTAAACCAAATGCTATTAAAATAGGAATATATAATATTTTAGAAATATCAACAGTAGATTGATAATTAAAAGGGTTAATTTCTAAAGGATCACTTATAGCATACAATACCTCGCTTGTAAATACGATCAGACGAATACGATAATACAATAAAGGATTTAACACTGTATTATTCAGATTACTATTAGGATTAATTTTACCATCTCCTATCAATATAGTTCCTCCTTGTTTCAAACCTCCGTCGGATATAGTTAAATTAAATCTCCTTTTCATAGTTAAATACGGTACATATCTAGATAACGTTATACCATCTGTGGTATTAAATAACATTATATAATTATCATTAAATAAATGTTGATCGTTTGTTGGTAGTATTGTTGTTGGATCTAACATTGGAGTTCCATATTCACATATATTACTACAAAATCCACCACATATATTACCAGATTTTATACTTTGAAATGTATATCCAAATATATGTATGCTACATGGATCCGATACATTATATTTATCAAAAAATCCTCTAACACCTGTGTTTGGAAAAGGTAATGATGGTAATGTTGAATTATTTGGAACGTGTATAACTTCCGATGATACATTAATATATGGTTCTGCGATAATCCACGCTTTTGTAATCACACCTGTTATATTAGAAAGACTTGTCCAATTTACCCTAATATCAGTATCTTGTTGAGATATTAGAATTGGAGTAGGTGGTTTAAAAGGAGCACTCACTTGAGTTATTAAAATAATACTATTACCAGGACCCATTCCTGGTGCCGATGTAAGTGGATTAATTGTAATATTATATAATGTATCTGGATTTAGATTTGAAAGAATAATAGTAGTTTGATTAGTAAATAATATAAACTGTTTAGACGGTACAGTTTTAGTTTCTACATTTGGACCATATGTAATATATGTTCTTTCCATTTGAATGTACATTATATTATATCCAATTATCATACCATGTTGATGTCCTATTAGAGGAGGATCCCAATGAACTTGTAATTGCGATTGTTCATTGTTCGCCTGTTCAACGATATTAATCCCCAAGAAAAATTTAACTAAATTTTGTACACTACTAGTAGGTACTCCAGATAGTGTTGTAAAATGATTAAAATGATTCGGATTATATATATTATCTGTATTTATTATTTTAAACATAACACTATATGAATATTTAACACTCGCTTCAAGATTATTTAAAATAAAACTATAACTTTGTGTAAATGAACTAGTATTTAATATGGTCATATAAGTTATATTTGGATTTGCATACATATTAATTTCATCACGGGATGTTATTAATGTAGTCATGTTAATAACATTATTAATAGGAATACATATACAATAAGTTGTATTACATTCCCATGTACAATATATTTTATCAAGTGAAGTAGTAAATGAATTATTAGTTAGAATTGATATTATATCGACACCTAATATTATATTAACTGTTACTGATTGTCTTGTTATCCTACTAATGATCATTCTACTAATGATCATATCATTAATATAAATAGTACATTGATCAGAACATGTATAATCAAATACTAGTGTTGATGTAATATTTGTACTTACTATTACTTGTGCGCTATTTGATGTAATCCTTGTAATACTAGTTGTTATATTATCAATTATATTACAATAAGTTGATCCATAGTTTAGATTAAATGTACCTACATCGCACATAATACATGAAATAGATCCAGATATATTATTATATGTTCCTGGTAAACATAATATACATTCTGTCATACCACTTGTATTTGAATATGTTCCAGGTCTACAAGGTGTAGATTCATTTGATCCATGATTATATACATAAAAACCAGGTAAACTTGGTATACATGTCATTATATCATATGAACCATATAATGTACTGTATGATCCTGCACTACATGGAATACAACTAGTTTGCCTCGTATTATTCATAAAAGTTCCTGGACTACATAATGTATAATTAGAAGATCCATTATTATTAGTATAACTACCAAGTGGTGTAGGTATACATGTAGATATATTAGTAGCACCAATGATAGATGAAAAAGTTCCAACAGGACATGGTATACAATCACTTATAATAGTCGATCCATTCATTGTATTAAAAGTACCTGATGGACACGGATTACATTTCGATTGTCCAAATAGATTTTGATAATATCCAGCACTACAATTAAAACACATATTTGATCCAGTTTTATTCTGGTATGTTCCAGGAATACAAGAAATACAATCAGATATATTAAAAGATCCTGTCTTATTATTCATTGTTCCAGTTATACATGGAATTGTATAGGACTGCCCTGTATTATTTTGGTAATAACCAATTGGTACTACGATACATTGATACGAACCAGATGTTGGGGCATACATCCCGATATTACATCCAATACATTCATTAATACTACTACTACCGGTAATATTATTAAATGAACCTGGTGGACACGGTGTACATGTAATAGTTCCACTAATATTACTATAATATCCCATATTACATTTACTTGCTATTGTCATCCCACTTATATTTGTAAATGTACCAGGTGAATTTAAATTACAACTACTTGCTCCAAATATATTAGATGAAGTACCGACATCACATGGAATACACTCATATGAACCCATCATACTATATGCTCCCGGAGGACAAGTAATACATGAATTTATATTGATTGAATTAGTCATATTATTCATTGTACCATTTGGACACATAGTACATTTGTATTGTCCTGTAATATTATTATATGTTCCCATAGGACATTGTATACAATCAGATATAGATATCCCATTACTACTACAAAAAGTACCGATCGGACATGGTGTACATTGTGATGCTCCAGGTAATGAATAATATCCAGGGAAACACATATTACAATTTAATTCACTCATACTACCATTTATATTAGAAGCGGTCCCATTCATACAAGGTTTACATTCAATTGAACCTAAATTATCTGTGTAATATCCCATTTTACATTCTGTGCAATTATTATTACCAAATGTAGCAGTACCAAGTGGACATTGAAGACATGAAGCAGATCCTATTGCCGCTATAGTTCCATCAGGACAAGGTATACAAGATGTTATAAATTGCGAATAATGATTGGGATTAGATGTATCTTCTGGACACTTATTACACGTTGGATTATTCGTAGGTGTACACAATGATGTTAAATATGATCCAGGTCCACAATTGTCATTACATTCTAAACATTTAATTCCATCATATGAATAAAATCCACTTTGACATATAATACAAGATGGATTAGTAGTACGATTACATGATTGACTCAACATATATCCAATATTACAACTACTAATACAAGGTAAACAAATAGAACCATCTGATACTGATTTATATTTTCCATTTGGGCACGCAATACATGATGGATTAGTAGTACTAGCACATACCTGATTCAACATATATCCAGTATTACAACTATCATTACATGGTAAACAACTAGATCCATCTGATACTGATTTATATTTTCCATTTGGACACGCAATACATGATGGATTAGTAGTACTAGTACACACCTGATTCAACATATATCCTGGATTACAACTATCATTACAAGGTAAACAGGATGAACCATCATTTAGTGATTTGTATGTATTTGCCGCACATGGTACACAAAATGAATTAGATGTTGGACTACAAGCAGATACTAACATATAACCTGCTATACAATTAGTTTTACAGGGTAAACATGATGAACCATCATTTAAAATTTTATATGTTCCATCAGGACATGTGATACAAATTGGATTTACTGTTCCACCACAAATTGTATTTAATGTCATTCCGCTATTACAAGTATTAGTACAAGTATTACATACTCTATTAGATGTTGTGGTACATGGAACTGTTTCATATTGTGTATTACTGCATATATTACAAATAGTACAACTATTTATATTATAATAACCGGATAAACAAGTAGAACATATACTATTACTTGCACTAGAGCATGTAACAGTAACTGCACAATTTCCAATATTTTGACAGGTACTACATGTTGTATCACTTGTGCTTGAACACACAGATGATAACCATGTACCTGGTGTACATGTAGAACAAGTTTTACACAAAGTTGCTCCATTCATATTACTAAATTGATTAGATTGACATGGTATACAACTAGACATACCATATTGATTTTGATATGTACCACTATTACAATATGAACAAGAACTAGAACCATAATTTGAAGAGATAGTACCAGGTGAACACATAGTACATCCCCAATTTTCTACGTTAGATACTCCTACATTTGGGTTATTCTTATAAATAAATCCAGGTGGACAACTAGTACATATGTTGGTATTAGAATAACAAAAAGTACCAGAAGAACATTGGGGTGTATTACATGGAGGTGGAGGTGGTGGAGGTGTACCATATCCATTTATACTGGTTAAAAAAATAACAAATAGAATTAAATAATTAATCATTCTAATATATATTATTATGATTAATAAACGAATGTTTAACATATTTATTTTATAGAATACTTACTATCATAATACTCAGTATAATTAACATAGTTGATTGCATAATATATTTATATATTAGTGCTGTACTTTTATCTACTAATTCCTTATTATACTGTTGTATAATATTTAATTTATTTCCATTATCTCGTACTATATTCCATAACTCAAAATATTTGTCATCAAGAGATTTGTCATTAAATATAGCAGCGTCAATTGTAATGTCAGTATCATTCCAATATAATTTTGCCAAGTCTATTACAAACGCATCTTCACGACTTATAGATTTTTTGATTGATTTATCCATTAAATTATATTTCTTCCAAATTTCATTAAAGTTGATGATAATACTTTCTCTCTTTTTATTATAATTAAATTTTAAAATACCAGATCCGATTGGAATACCTGATGAAATATTATTGGATTTTAATGATATTTTATTATCCATACTATAAAAAGTACCCTGACCATCATATTGCCCTGCTTCATATTCACCAGTATATTTAATCATGTGACCGGGTAAATCATAAAATGTTGTTCCACTACCATTTGGGATACGTTCAATAAATGTAGTCAAAGGATCTTTCTTGTATAATACTTCACCTACATACATTTCATAACCAGATGGATAATATTCAGTTTCAAACTTTGTATTATACATTTCATTAAAAGTCTTTTTAAAATCAGTAAAGGCACTAGCACTACTATTATCAAATTTAATAGTAGATGTAATTAGATTCATACTGTTGTTATCTTTGTAACATAATGTTACATATGAATCGGTATCATAAAATATAACTTCAGCAAAATTATTAGTCATAAACTTGTATAATAAAGTTTCATTCATATTATTATATTTATCATTATGAGTACGAACTGTAATAATAGGAATATTACCTTTCATTAATTCAACAAAAGCATCTTTTTCTGTATTAAACAGTGTATCGATAAACTTTACAATATATTGAGTAGACATAGTTACTTTATATAACGGTATAGTATTTATAATATTTATTATCAATTTTTATCAATGATAGAAGAACATATGAGACAAGTTGATTTGTTTTACAAGAGTCTTGAGCGGAGAGAATTTCACCCCAACTCATAACCGTCTATAAATAATGACTTATTATTAAACTGGTTATCAATTTTTATCTAAAGGAAATGGTGTATCGTTACGTTACGTTAGACTTGAATTTTAATATTTAATAGTAATATTTTGTTTAAAAATAGTAGATAATACATATTCTAGACCAATCATACAACCCTCTACTTCTTTATACGTAACATTCGATGAAAGAAAACTAGTTATAAATTCCAAGTGCGTATCTTCTTTAATTGAAATTAAAAAATTCTTAATTTTAGAATGTCCTATATCTCGTGATAGGTTACATTCTCTTAATTTTACCCTCTCACTTTGTTGGAGAGAATCAAGTGTGTCTGATTTATTACCAAGAACAGCAACTGGAATATTAGGAGCAACATTCTTAATTTGCGTTAACCATTTATTAATGTTATTAATTGTTTTAATTTCACTTACATCATAAAAAAGTAGAATTCCATCTGCGCCTTTCAAATAGGCATCGCGTAACATTCCTCCACGATTTTCTTGTCCTGCTGTATCCCACAAATCTACTATAGTTGTATTGATATTCGTATTTATATTAATTCGACTAAAATCAAAATTATCTGTCCCTTTATACTTTTTTTGAAAAGTATATTCAGTATCTTTTAGATGATTTAATTTATCAAAGAATGTAGATTTACCAATACAGCCATCCCCTAATAATACAATTTTTTTGGGTTCGCTAATATTAGTATTTATTTCACTATCAGTACGAGAACGTTTCATTTTAATATAATATATAGACTTAATTGTATAAAGATTAAAAATCAAATTTTTTTGATTTTTAAATATAGAACAATATCAATTTATTATAAAGAAGTTTAAAATATTAAATACAATATCATGATTAATATAACAGCATATAATCCAAATACTATATATTGTTCTACTGATATTTTAGATAAAACACTCTCAATAGGTGACATAGTCTTAATAGGACCTAGAGGATATTTAACTATATTTGTATTAATTGGTGCTGCCCCATATAATGTAATTGTACCAGGCATAACCGTTCTACCCATTACACTACGTGTTGTTACACGTTGCGTTGTTATACTAGGTGTACTAGTATTTACATTATTGCATATACCAATACTTTGATCAGACGAGGTGACATATAATTTACTAGTACCTGTTACAATCAAATTAGTACCTGAATTCAAGATACCAATGCTAGTATTTCTAGTTGTAATAGATAATACAGTATTATTCAATATAGACATATTACTGCGTATATTATAAATACCGAATGTATTATTTGATTGTGTTATAAATATTGATCCATTTAAAGCAGTAAAAGTACTATTAGTATCATTCATGATACCAACACCAATAGAATTTAGTATATTTAATGTTCCTCCGGATATAGTAATAGTACCCATATTTAAAATACCCCAAGCTACATCCGGTGATACACTTTCTCTAGTAGTTATATACAACATACCTCCTGATATTTTAATATTTCCTAAATTTTTAGTATAACGTGTATCATTTATATATACATTTCCTCTCTTAATTTCAAATGTAATGTTAATTGGTATATCTAAACCAGGTAAACGTAACGGTGTCTCATCTGAAACATTTAGATTTATAATTATATTAGTTGTTAAAGGGTAAATAAACGCCATTCCTTGGTTTGGTTTAATTTGTTCCGAATTATCATACGCTATATTTTTACTTTTTAAATCTTTAAAATAATTATCAAACTCGGCGGGTGTTCTCAATTCAACAGTATTAGTACTCTCAAATTGTTCTATATAATTTAATACACT